CATCACACTCAACCCGATACTCTTTGCCGTACTTAGAGACTGCTGTATAGCCTTTAAGAGGGATTGCTTTATTGCCTGAGTCCATAACTGGCAACTGGCAGGTCATTGGCTTGTCAAACATGGTAACTGTCACCCAGACCATTGCTGTGCCATTAATCTCCATGTAGCATTTGCCATCAAACATCTCTACCTTGAAGGTGGCTTTAGGGTCTGCTTTAAGTGCTTCTGCCCATGCCCAAGCCCATGACAAGTAGGTTAGGTTAGCTTTCTTTTCTGTGTGTTCATTAACATTCGTCTTGAGTAGTGCTTCAATTGACATTTTATTCTTCCTTTAAGTATTCTTCGATCATTGCTTCTTGGTCTTCTTCGTAGAGATCGCCAAACTCTACAAAGTGATTTTCTGCACAGCATGAGCCGTACGTCTTTGGTTCAGTACAGTAAACGCAGTAAAGCGGCCCTGTTAAATCTTTGATTGCGTCTTCTCTTGTAATCATTGGATTCTTTCGATTGGCTTTGCAACTAACCACTTGTCACCAAGTTTAAGAACAGACCTGACCCACTTGCGTTGGTTGTACTGGTTGACTTCTTGTGGCACTTGGCTGTTGTTATAAAGCTGTCTAGCCTTGCGTCTTAATTGTTCTGTGTTCATGCTTACCCTCTGTACGCCAAGAGTACGCCCCAACCGCCAAAGATAACGATTGCCAATGTCCACTCAACTAGCGTTTGAATAATCTTACTTTTCATTTGGTTCTCCTTAATGACCCTTGCGATCTGCTTGGGCTGACTGAAGTATAACGCAAATCAACAGAATGTTTAAATTATTTTCACAAAGTGTTGAAATTTTGCAAATTGTTGTTATGATGCAACTATGAACACACTATCAGATAAAGAACTAATTGCGTTGCTTGGTGGGCCAACAGCCTTGTCTAAACGATTGGGTTTTGCCTCTCCTCAAAGAGTACACAATTGGGTATATAGGGGAATACCCGCATCTGTCAAATTAGCTCACCCAAAACTTTTTTTAAACAAAAGGATTAAGAAATGACAAAGTTGTGTGCTGATTGCAACCAAGAAATTGTAGGTAGAGAAAATAGTGCAAAATTCTGTTGGACTTGTTGCGATCTAAGACCTAAAAAGAATGGTCAAGCACAAGCCGCATACCAAGTTGCAAAGGCTGTAAGAAAAGGATTTTTGCCCCATGTATCTACATTGATATGTGTAGATTGTGGCAAACCAGCCCAATGCTATGAACATAGAGATTACAACAAGCCACTAGAAGTTGTGCCAACTTGCAAAGGTTGCAACATTCGTAGAGGCCCAGCTATCCCATTAAAGAAAGAAGAAATAATAGAATGACTCAAGCACAAGTAATTAAAGCCCTACAGAATGGCCCATTGACCTCACATGAGGTTGCTAACCTGACTGGTATGCCACAGGCTACTGTCCTGTCAACAGCCAAGAAGCTACGCCATAAAGGTGATCTAACGACTGAGATTGTCAAAGTCGGTAGTCATTGGGTCGCCCAGTACACGCTAAACGATAGCCTGATTGAGAACAAAAAAAAGGATGACGAGGATACGCGCTGCAAGCTAAACCCATTCGACATTCGTAACGCCAAGGGCATTTTCACCCCTGCTGAGTATCGAGTGATGAACGCACAGGCCAAAAGATTGTTTAAAGGCAATCCAAGTTTTACAGCAAGCAGATAATTTGCTACAATGTTTTGAAACACGGCTAGGTTGGGCTTGATCTCCCGACCGAAAAGCGAGCCTCCCCGCCTGCCGATTGTTTCTTTGTGTAAGAGGGTGGACTGTGCGAGGATGATATGCTTTTACAGCCAAAGAATTGGGCCGTCTTTCAACATTACAAAGACAGATGCCCTCCATGGATTAAATTACATCGAGACTTGTTAAACGACAGAGTTTTCATGCGCTTGCCTATTGCTAGCAAAGCGATAGCACCTATGCTCTGGTTGCTTGCAAGTGAGTCAAAAGATGGTGTTTTTGATGGCTCACTAGATGAGCTAGTCTTTCGTCTCCACATAACTGAAAAAGAATACCAGTCTGGTGTTAAGCCATTGATTGATAACAACTTCTTTACTGTTGTTAGCGGAGTGCTAGCAGAACGCTTGCAAGATGCTATCCCAGAGACAGAGAGAGAGACAGAGGCAGAGACAAAGAAAGAGAAGAAGATACTCGGCAAACGCCTCGCTTCTGATTTAACTTTATCAATTGAATGGGAACAGTTCTGTCAACAAACAAGACCAGAACTTAACCCTGCCAAAACCTTTGACCAATTTAAGGATTACTGGATAGCCCAAGCTGGTCAGAAAGGTGTCAAGCTAGATTGGTTTGCTACATGGCGTAATTGGGTTAGAAGCACTCACGCACCTAAACAAAATCCTGCTGACATAGTGAGGCTCACAGTTCCGTCAAAGAATGAGCCTGATGCGGCATTGGAGAAGATTAAAGCTGATGAAAAGAAGGCTGCTCCTATGCCTGACTACATTCGTCAATTTGCTAAACAAATGAAAGGCGGTGTATGAATGAGTTGGCTCTTTTCGCAGGCGCTGGTGGAGGCATCCTTGGTGGACACCTCCTTGGTTGGAGAACAGTCTGTGCAGTTGAATGGGAAGCCTACCCAGCAAGCGTACTGTGCGCCAGACAAAATGACGGACTTCTCCCGCCTTTCCCGATTTGGGATGACGTTCAAACCTTTGACGGAAAACCTTGGCGAGAAATTGTTGATGTTGTATCTGGAGGATTTCCTTGTCAAGATTTGTCCGCAGCAGGAAACGGAAAAGGACTTGACGGAGAGCGAAGTGGATTATGGAAAGAGATGGGGAGGATTATTGGCGAAGTTAGACCAAAATTCGTCTTTGTGGAGAATTCCCCAATGCTCGTTAATAACGGACTCGACAGAGTGCTTGCAGACCTTTCCAAATTGGGGTTTGATGCGAGATGGGGTATTGTGGGAGCAGACTACGTTGGCGCACCCCACAGAAGGGAACGATTTTGGTTGGTGGCCCACTCCCGTAGCCTCAGATTGCATGACTGGTCAAACAAACGGCATAACTTATACAGGCAAAAGATTTGTGAGGACAAGTCAAAAAACTGGCACGGAGTTTGGAGCGAAGCTAACAAGTGCTTATCGGTTGATGACTGGAAAGCATTTGCCAGCGAATTTCTCGGAATGGATGATGGGTTGGCCTCTCGATTGGACAGAGTTAAAGCCTGTGGGAACGGCCAAGTTCCACAAGTGGCAGCAACAGCATGGAGAATTTTAAGTGAGTCACTATGAAGCCATGAAACTACTAGACAAGGTGCGTGAAGGCGTACCCTACCCTCTACACCTGATAAACAAAGCATTGGAGCTTACTGGTGACTTGGAGTCGTAAAAATGTAGAAAACCCAAGCGATAGGATAATCCTTGAGCAGTCTGAGGCTCGGGAACTCTATCGTAATTGGGAGACTACTAAGAATCGTGACTTGATTCGTGCAAGGCTAGAACGTGCTGAACGAATCTACGGCTCTGGTGCTAGAGATCGAATCAGAGCTTTTATGCAACAAATGAAAGAAGGAAAACTCGAATGAGATACGCAGCAAGGGTCGATGCAAATCAAACGCAGATAGTTAGCGCATTGAGGGCGGCAGGGGCTTATGTTTGGGTCATTGGCCTACCAGTTGATCTTTTGGTTGGCTACAAGGGGCACAGCTTTCTGGTGGAGATCAAAACAGACTCTAGAAAGCGTTTAACCAAGCTACAAGCCGACTTTTTCGAGAATTGGTCTGGGAGTACATTGGCAAGAATAGATAGCCCAGAAGCGGCATTACGAATGATCGGAGTAGTTAAATGAGAATAGTCTGTTGGTTTTCCTGTGGTGCTGCTAGTGCGGTAGCTACAAAGTTGGCAATAGCGGATAACGCTGGCAAATTACCTTTAATTATTGCTTACACCGAAGTTAAAGAAGAACATCCAGATAACAAGCGTTTTCTTAAAGAGTGTGAAAAGTGGTTTGGTCAAGAAATACAGATTTTAGGCAACGACTTCTACGATAGATCAATTTATCGTGTGTTTGAAAAGAATTACATTCGCACACCCAAGGGCGCACCATGTACAAGAGCCTTAAAAAAGCAGATTAGAGAGCGTTTTGAGGAGGCTACTGACAGGCAAGTGTTTGGCTATACAGCTGAAGAACAATCTCGTTTAGACCGATTTATTGATGCCAACAATGATGTCAACATTTGGACGCCATTGATTGACAAAGGTTTGGGTAAAGAGGATTGTTTGGCAATGTTAAGAAACGCCAACATTGAGTTGCCAGAGATGTACCGACTTGGGTATCACAACAATAACTGTATTGGTTGCGTAAAAGGTGGGATGGGCTACTGGAACAAAATAAAAGTGGACTTCCCTGAACATTTTGATCGCATGGCAAAGTTGGAAAGATTTAAAAAGCAAACAATCTTTAAAGATCGTTATCTTGACGAGTTAAAGCCTACTGATGGGAACTATCCTGAAGAACAGCATATTGAGTGTTCTATCTTTTGCCAACTTGCCGAGGAAGAATACAAATGAAAGCACCTTACAAAGCAATTGAATTTATCCTTGAGCAAGCACCTAAGTATGCGGAGGCCAAAGCCCAAAGAATTTACCTTGAGGAATTCCGTAAGACCAAGAAAGCCTTGTTGATGAAAGATGCCATGAGTAAAGGATTCGACTCAGCCGTAGCTCAAGAGCGTGAAGCCTATGCCCACTACGAATATCAAGAGTTATTGCAAGGCTTACAAGTAGCCATTGAAAAAGAGGAAACCCTAAAGTGGAAACTAACTGCTGCCCAGATGAAGTCAGACATTTGGCGATCAGAGCAAGCAAGTGAGCGTCTTGGCGTAAAAACCACAGAGTAGGGAAAGTACCTATAAAAAAGTCTTTAACTGTGTTTAGTTTCCTATACAATCACATCAGCCCAAGCAATTCGCAAGGGTACTTTTAAGGAATAGGCCATGGAACACGAATTCAAATTTGAAACAACTACTGGTGCTGGTGACGAGACTGTGCAATGCGTCTTGACCTACGAGACTGACGAGGAAGGCACTTATGCTGAGAATCTCAAGTCAATTCACTACCAAGGTGTAGATGTATTTGCTTTGCTGTCTGATGAGCAATTTGTAGAAATTGAGATGCGTGGCACGATGATGTTGTCAAGCCATCTGATTGCAGAAGCAGATCATTCCACAAGTGTCGAATACGACATGAGAGCAATCTAATGATTATCGGATGCAAACCAGTCTTAATTGGTGCAAAGTGCCAGAACTGCAAGAGGCTGGTATCCAATGCCAAGTTCTATGTGAATGTAAAGAGTTCCAAGGACTTGGCTTGTATCTACATTCCAATCTCATTACAAGTAAAACTATGATGCCTCCAATAGACTTAGGCGCAACACACTCAGCCAATAAATTCAAGTTCTGTTCTATGTGTGACACAACAAAGCCTCCAGAGGGCGGCATTGAGATTGGCACTAAATGGAACTGTCAAGCCTGTTGGTTAAAACGAATCACAGGCGTACACCTGAAGCAAAACCGAATTAACGGAGGTGCTAAATGACTGAATGGACAAAAGAGGAAGACGAAGCATTTAACGATGTTGAAAGACAAAGTAATCTTGGTAAGCAAATCCTAAAAGATATTGGTCAGCCTTACCACTTTGACATTTATGTATCTCCATCACAAAGAAACTTAGTCCTTGAGGAAGTAGCCAAAGAGTTTGACAAAATGAAAGCATTTGGAACTACTGCTGAGAGTTTTGCTACTTTTGTAAGGAATATGAAAAATGGGTAAAGGAAGCTCACCAAGACCTTTTAACGTAAGCAATCAAGAATACTCAAACAGATGGGATGCCATATTTGGCAGAGATAATGAGAAAAAGAACGAAGCGCAAGATGTGGAATCTGATAGACCCGATAACTCACAGCATAGTGGGAGCAGCGATAACTCAGAGGGACAAGCTAAACAAACTAAGGATGCTTGAGTATTCTGCTTTAGAGTCCATCACTAAGGGTAACGGCACAATCCATGACTGGCGTACATTGGTCGATGTTTTAAATCTTTCCGAAATGATGGGTAAGAACGGAGTAGGCCCAGAGGTGCTACCTATCTGTGAGAAAGCCCAAGCAAGCCTCCATAAAGCCGCTATGCGCTATCAAGAAACAATGCATATAGGTTTAGATGGCGAAGGAATCAAAGCAATCAGAGAACTGATAGAGTATGCTGATCTACAGCAAGGAAGTATCTCAAGAAGTGAGTTTGAAAGATACATTCAGAAAACAAAAGACTACATAAGATCACATGGCGACAAGGTGGTAGAAATTGAATAAAGTAGAAATAGGTAATGCAACCATGTATTTTGGTGATTGCATGGACATTCTGCCAACGCTGGACAAGGTAGATGCGGTAATTACTGACCCTCCTTATGGAGAAGTAAATAGGAAAAACTCAGGATTAAGAAATTTGGATAGGGGCGTTGCTGATATAGCAGATTTTGAAATTAAACAGCTTGCAGAGTTGCTCGTTAAATATGGTTCAAGCGTTTATGTTTGGTGCGGAATTGAGCAAGTTTCAGAAATTAAAGCATCTATGGTAAGTTTAGGAATGTCAAGTCGCTTATGTATATGGGAAAAAACAAATCCAAGCCCTATGAATGGTCAGCATTTATGGCTTTCTAGCATTGAAACCTGCGTATTTGGTAAAGAATCTGGAGCTATATTTAATGAGCATTGTGTTTCACCAGTATTTAGATTGCCAACAGAGCCTAAAGAGTATCATCCGACAGCAAAACCAATTCATTTAATGGAACGCTTAATTAGAGCAAGTACAAATGAAGGAATGACTGTAATAGACCCATTTATGGGAAGCGGTACAACAGGCGTAGCCGCCATTCAAATGGGGCGCAAGTTCATAGGCATAGAGCGAGAGCCTAAATACTTTGAAATAGCCTGTAAACGCATAGAACAAGCAGTAGCCCAACCCCAGTTATTTGAGCCAGAGCCAGTAAAACAGACTCAGGAGTCCATGTTTTGAAATATCCTAAATTCCCATATTTCCGTAGCATTACCCATTTGAGGAATGTAGCCTCACTACCATGCCAATGGTGTGGAATGGACGATGGATGCCAAGCTGCTCACTCAAATATGTCTCAACATGGAAAAGGCAGATCCGTGAAAAGTTCTGACGAGTACACGGCTGCTCTATGCCAAACTTGCCATTACCAGTTAGATCAGGGCAATAAGCTGTCAAAACAAGAACGCCAAGATATGTGGACAGAAGCCCATAAACGCACCTACAATAAACTCAAGTCTTTAGGTCTATGGCCTCAAGATGTACCAATGCCTTACTGAGTTGCCAAGGTTTTAGAGGGTCTTGTACCCTCTTTTTTTATGTGAGATAATGGTTAAAACTCCTTGAGGACTGTTATGTCTGGACTATTAGAGCCATCGGTAAAGATTGAAATTGAGATACAAAGCCAAGAGAAAAAAGGCGAGGCTTGTCCAGTAGCGACTGGCGATGTAGAGGTCAATCTTGAAAATCGTCAGAAAGCCATTGATAAGGTCAACTATGGCCCAATGAATCCTAACGAGCCGAATATGGATTACTGGCGTGAACTCTCTCGTGCTTGGAGAAACTCTCCAGATCAAGCTAAAAAGTCTCGCTGTGGCAATTGCGCTGCATTTATCCAAACCCCTAAGATGTTGGCTTGCATTGAGTCAGGTCTTGAGGCCAATGGCGAGGAAATGGACGCTTGGGAAGTGATTGATGCTGGTGACTTAGGTTACTGCGAAGCGTTTGACTTTAAGTGTGCTTCCAAGAGAACTTGTGAGGCATGGATTACTGGTGGGCCAATTACCGAGGAGAAAGACAATGAGCACGACAAATCAGCAAGCTCTGGAGATGATGCAGAAACTTATGCAGAAGAAGACTAAGCCAATGCCTGTGCGTGGCGAAAGAACTGCAAAGAACAAAGCAAAGAAGCCTAAAAAATGAGCGGCCTCTACGCTAATATTCATGCTAAACAAAAGCGAATTGAAGCGCAAAAAGCTGCTGGCAAGACTCCAGAGCGTATGCGTAAAGTTGGCTCGAAGGGTGCGCCAACTGCGTCTGCGTTTAAGCAAGCGGCTAAGACTGCTAAAAAGAAATGATTAAACGAGGAAAAGAGCAGTTTTCAGGCTATAACAAGCCTAAGAAGACTCCTAACCATCCAACCAAGTCACACGCTGTCTTGGCAAAGAGTGGTGAGGATGTGAAGCTAATCCGTTTTGGACAGCAAGGCGTAAAAGGTTCTGCTGATGGTACGAAGCGTAACGAAGCGTTTAAGGCTCGTCATGCTGAGAACATTGCCAAGGGCAAAATGAGTGCTGCTTTCTGGGCAAACAAGGTTAAGTGGTAAAAAAACAACAGGTGCAGTTATGAAGATGACAAAAGCTGGTCAGAAAAAAGTTGGCAAAGTAATGCACGAATTTGGTAAGGGTGAATTGCACTCTGGCAAAGGTGGCAAAGTTGTTAAGAATCCAAAGCAAGCGATTGCCATTGCCATCTCTGAAGCCGCCAAGAAAATGGGCAAATACAAAGGCAAATAATGGCTGATACAGGCGCATTTTTTGGCAATCCTAATTTACAGCGTCAAGGTGCTAGGGCTAGAGCTTTAGCCGCACAGCGTGATGTAAATACATTGGCAGACCCGCTAACCTATGCGGCTGTCCAAGGATTGCTAGGAACTAGACCCGATGAGATGGGTTTTAGCGTTCTTAATCCTGATTACGAAAAGATTAAAAAAGTAGCAGAGCCAGCTTTTGCTCTTGGTTTGTTAGGTCAAGCCTCACCTTTGTTAGCACCAATAACTAAGGGTTTACCAGTAGGCGCAAGTATTAAGGATGTTGGTCAGCAAGGTTTGTTAGATATTGCAAAGCGAGATGCGTCTGAAATTTTTGGCGCTGGCGCACAACGAATTAAATATACAGACCCTAGAAGCGGTGGTGCAATAGAGGTTTTGGCTCGTCCTGATAATACAGCGTCTGTTTTGGGTCTAGAAGTTCCAGAAACATTCCGTGGTCAAGGGATTGGTGGTCTGTTGCAGTCAAGAGTTTTGCAAGACTTCCCTGATATGCAAGGGCAAGTTTCATCTAAAGCTGCTGCTACAAGTGCATACAAATTAGGTAGAAGACCGCCTAATATGCCAAATGCAACACTTGATGATGTTTACAAAATAATTGATGAAGATTCGTCTGTAAACTTAATTTCACCACAAATGCAACAGCGCATTACGCCTACGCCTGAGACTGGTTTGCTTGGTCAAGAAGTTACAGACTATCGTGGTTCTCATGCAGCACCAAACAGAGAGTTTGGCGCAACGCTTGATGACTTAACTGGTGGTGGAGAAATGTACCCTGCTGATGTATATAGCCCAAAAGGTTATCAATACTATGGTACTGGAAATTCATACGATAAGAAGGCTTTTGATATTGCTAATAAATTCAAAGGTAAGCCAGATGCAATGGTAGAAATCTATCGTGCAGTTCCTAAAGGCGTATCTGATGAAATCAATGCTGGTGATTGGGTCACTCTTACAAAAGAATATGCACTAGATCATGGTGAAGGCCCACTAAAAGGCGATTTTAAAATCATCAAGAAAAAAGTAAAAGCAAGCGATATATATACAAATGCTGATAGCATACATGAATGGGGGTATGACCCTCAGTAAATAACTCTGTTAGAATAAAGTATTAACTTAACCTTGACCAACCCTAGAGGAGTCAAACAAAAATGAATAATTTAAGGGACAGAAATTCCGAATTTGAAGCCC